GCGCTTATTCTCAACAATGATAGGGATGCGAATGCTTTCCTTGGGATCCGCAGGCTGCTGCCCTTGGCTGACCACTTCGCCCATTCTTTGCTGGCCATCAGGTGGAGGCACATCAGTTGCCTGACTGATCAAGAACACCCCATAGAGGTAGCCCATGCTTCGATCTTGCCCCTGAATAGAAATATTCACTTGGTACTGACCAAGAAACGGGTGTTGTTTGTATAGATGCGCGATTAATTCACTCGCATATGTGCTCGGATTATCGCCAAGTAAAAACTTTGCGGCGATCTTCTCAAACACAGGTCCCTGTAATTTTCTCGTCAATTCCATGATAATGCTCCTACGACTGAATGATTTATATGGTTATCTCCAGTCCGTCTCAATAATACATTGTATGTACCAACTGTTGAAGACACTGACTACTCCTAAGACCAGGGGGTTGTCGGAACCGGGGGTCCCACTCCAGCAGGGTTCGGTATAGAAACTAACCCCGTTGGTGCCCACGCAATGGCTTTACTATAAATTTCTATTGCTAAGGGATCGGTACTGTTGCTAGGCGCTGGGATGGTTACGGGTGCTGGTGGCGCAGGCGGCGGGACAGTTGGAGGAATTAGTATCACTGCCGTTGCGTTCGCTGGATCACTAGCAAGCGCACCAAAAGAATTAAAGCCCCCCAAAATAGCGAGCGCCAGCGCTTGTCCTGTGGGGTCACCCTCAAGGGTTGTGCCAAAGGTTTGCGCAAAAGCAATTCTCCCGGCACTTAGCCCTGCTGGTGTCCATGCGGGATTAAGGCCATTCTTGAAGAAGGCCTCTCCTACGTATGCCCATTGCTCTCCCAAAGGCTCGGTTTCATTTCCAGGCGCAGTCATATAAAGACTCACCGCTGATACAGCGTCTTTTATGTCTTGCAGTGAGGCGGCTAAAGGCATTATTTTTTCGTCTTTACTGTTAAAGATGCGACAGCTTCTGGAAATCCGGTCAAGCACGCTGGGTCTATTTTCCCAGGCCCAGCGCCTGTAATAGTGGCAAACGTGGATGTAAACCAAGTTTGTAGGTCATCTACCATAACAACCCCTTGGAGATCGCCATCGGGACCTAGCTGGATGTTGGCTTTCCCCTGAAGTTTAATATCCTTCTCCACCTTGAGATCCATCTCGTCTAAACACTCAACTAACCACGCTTTTACCTGGGCTTTAAAATTATTATCTTTTAATAACTCAATTACCGACTGTTTGTTATCCCCCGCAACCTTACTTCCACCCCCGTCACCGAAAACGACTTTAACCCCTTCTCGCACATTGGCATAGACAGTTTGTACTACCTCTACGTGGATGTTCCCACGGGTAAAGATAAGGTTGTCCCCATCACGGCTTAGCTGGAACACATATCTAACTCTTTTAGCATCAGACAACGGCTTGTCTTGATCGTCCTTTTCATCGTGAGAATATATTGTGAAGCTAAGGACCCCTCTTTCCTCTTTCTTAATGCCCTTTTTCTTCCCCCCGTTATCTCTTTCTGGGTATACGGGCTCCTCAGTTCTAGGTTCTGTGCCAGCTTTATGGTCGGCTTGAGCAAACAAATGTTCCGGGTCGTCTTCGGGGTCAAGTTGGTCTTCGGTTAAGCGCCCAACACGAAGCTCAACCGTGTACTTACCTTTAGACACATCTTCTTGGCACAGGTCTTTAATGTTGTACTTGACCATAACTGGGGTTTCTGCGGCGACCTTCAGTGCTTTTACCAAAGCCGCTGCATCTGCAGCAGAGGCATCGCCCTGTTCCCCGGAAGCCAAATAACCTTCCTGGTGTGTTGGCTCCTCCCCTTCTACTAAGACTGCGTGTCCCCACTCGATCTCTCCAACAGGGCTGAGTGCTTGATACCGTTGGAAGTAATCTCGGATGAGATTTTCTACGGGCAGATAGATCCTTTGTGAAAGGGCGGTCGCCCCAATTTGAACCATCCCGCCTCTACGCACAATTACGTGGTTCCCATCAATCGTGCCTAAAAAAATGTCTCCCGGTTCCATTGGTGCGCGAGACCCTTTAAAACTTGGGCCCGCTTCGTCTGATTCGGGTATCGACTCTTCGTCTGGCTTGCCATCTATCTTTGCTTCTGCTTCTGGGACAACAGTGACTGGGTTCGTGATAAACGCCAAAACGAAAGCAGTGCCATCAGCGCATTCACATACGTAGCAGTATGCCTCCGCTTCAGGCATTGCATACATCCCACCGCCATGATCTCGATGGCAGTACGCGGAAGAGAACGGAATATCTACAAGAGGTTTATGCGTAAAAGTGGTGATAAGATCCACTGTGTACTCTGTAACATTTACTCGTGTGACTTGCGCAAGATGGATTTTTGCTGGGCCATCACACTGCCCCGCCGTCCTCCCATAAGGGTCATCTAGCCGCACATCTGTATATTCACCCATTAGTACGGCCCCCCTTCTTGGCTTTTCCCAAACTCGGCTGAGTAAGCAATCCCAGGTGCCGGGTGGACCCCATGAATATCTGACTCCCATCCCTCATTGGCTGCTCTAATGAATGTTTCTTTTAGCTTTCGATATTGCAGACGAGCTATCCAATCTGTTGTTTGGTCCAATGGTAGTGTTTCAATACCGCGAAGAGTTGGGGTAACAATTATTTGTTTTTTTACTCCCGGTGCTCTGTTTAACGCAGCAGCATGTGAGAGTGAAATATAGTCATTTTTAATAAATGCAGAGTCTCCTGGATCTTCAACACGGCCCAAATTTGTCATACCTTTAGTGACAACCTCGATGTTCCTTCGTTTTATCCCTTCGGCTTTGTACACCTTGTTTATCTCATCTGCGATGTAGGCCTGGACAGTGTCCATGTTGGTTTTTTCAAGCAAGTCTCTTGGGTCGATTACCCCGCTGGACAACCTCTGTCCTTTCTTTATGCGGTCACCCGTTTTCACAGAAAGCGTCCTACCTGCTGGCACGTACACATCCTCACTACCAACGGTTAGGTCAAAGCCGCCTACTGGGCTCTCCTTCACATTCGACACTGTTGCTGTGATTGGTGACAAAACTGCTGCGTTAGGAAGCGTTGCTGGCATCTTTAGAATTTCAGTGACACGGTCAATACCCCCAACAACCCCACTAGTTGCTCCTGCCACCCCTCCTGTGTGGAAGGTTTTCATCGCCAACTGTGTGCCTCGTTCTCCTAAAGCCGTGCCTGCGATAACCCCAATGTTCGTACCCTTTTCTACGGGGAGGCCGTTATCCATAAGCCCATAACATTTAGAGCATAGCCCTTTCGCAGACTCACACTTCAAAGGGGATCTCGCAAGCAGCTTGGTAATCTTCGCAGCTTTCAGCTTGGAAATAAGCGCGGGGGTAATTGCTGTGTTCGCTGAGACTCTGACCCCTTTCGCAGAGACCCCCTTTGCGGTGAATCTATCTACTAAATCAGAGTCTCCCACATCGAGAGCAATCCCCTTTGCTGTTCCACAATCATCCTGGGTTATGATGTAAGGGATCATTGTGTTCGCAAGTTGTTTGTTGAGTGCCCCAGGCTTTTGAACAGACTGTACTTTTTCAATAAGGCCTTTCCGCGCACCCGAAGAGGCAACCCAGTAGTCAGATGAGCGAAGACCTTCTGAGTAAGAGCGCTCAATCGGAACAGGTATAATCCTGCCCTTAGCGTTTTCTACTAGCATCGGCCCCAAAATCATCTGCTGCAACTGAGACCAAGAAGGCTTTACTCCTGCCTTATTCATTGCGCGAAGCTTGTTTCCGCTCTTGTCTAGAAGCTTTTTGGCCTCCGCGTTCATGTCTTCGGTGACCGCCGTATAGATGTCTACTACCTTCGCGTCGCCTGCCTTCTTAGACATCAAGTTCATTTTGACTTTTTTCCGAACAACCGCTGCCTTCGCCTTAGCTGCTTTTAGCTTATCGCCACGGACACCCCGTAAAGTGTCAAAGTCGGACAGGTCGAATGAAAAACCAATGTTATACGCATGACCAAATCCAAGAGTTTTAATCTTGTCTGCGGTAACCTGAAAGTCTGCGGGAGATTTGGTAGCTACATCCCTAAGCACCTTTTGAAGATTCTCTGCGCCCATAAACATCGCAGCGTCGGTGAGAATCTCATCGGAGCGAGCTTTTTTAGGTAGAGCATTATAGAATAATAATCTCCCTGCTGTTGTCTTCTTCCCCCCAACAGCCACAACGTCTGACATAGAGGTGTCGCCTGCTTTAGCAGATGCGATAGCCTCTTTTTCTGATTTAAACGTCTTGTTTGTCTTCTTGCCCATTTGCGTAAGGAGGTATAGGCCAAGCTGTCCCTCCAAACTGGGCTGGTACATAACTCTCCCAGTCGCTGGGTTGAACAGGTTTTTCGAGGGCATCATCTTATACGCCTCGTCAACCGCCTCTTGAGAAACGGGAACAAACACCGCCATGGTATCGCCGTCGAAATCGGCGTTAAACCCACCTGTCACAAGAGGATGAATGTGGATAGAAGACCCGTTATGAAGTTTTGGCTTAAACGCCATGATCCCAAACTTATGCAAAACCGGATCGCGCTTAAACAAAACCGGGCGTTTACTGACTGCGATCTCTAGCGCCCTATCGGCCAGAGTCGTCTTGTTCTCTACCTCTTCTCTAGCCTTGAGGGGGGTGTACCCCATTCGAACAAGTTCTTTAACAATGAACGGGCGGTACATTTTCATAGCGCCCTTCCGGGGCAGCCCGATCTCGTCTAGGTGCAGATTCATGTCAGGGACAATGACAGACCGCATAGAGATATCCTGCTTTCTGTCCAAAATGCGTTTATGGAAGAAGCTTTGCTTTGGCGATTGTCTCCCAGAAAGAATAGTCAGAATCCCAGGCGGGCGGGTCTGTCCGTCTAAAGTAAGTGCCCCCTCGGATGGGGTAGATGTCCCCATTAAGGCATCCACTGCGTCATAGAGATCTCCGCGAAGCCGCGCCACCGCTTCTTCCGGAAGGACTCCCTGCGCTTCCTTCAGTTTCTGATTCAGGATCGCGATATCTCTATAGAGCATATTGGTCCCGTCTATATTTAGATCCCCTCCTTCCATGGCCGTGATTGGTCTAAATATCGGAGGGAGAACTGGGACGTTGCTTATAGCGTACGCTTCTTGTGGACCAAGCTTGTTGTTTTTCAGCATCAGAAGATACTTAATTTTCTTATTTGTTCTGTCTAGTTCTGATCTTCTCGCTGTCTTAATCTCCGTTTTCGCTTTCTTAAGCTCTTCATCTACCTTTATATTGCCGAGCGCCTGAAGAAGCCCTCCCGGTCCACCGACCACTCCCTCACCGGCAGCCTTTACTTCCCCATTTTCATCGAGGCCCTCTTTGCCTTCTATAATTGCGTCATACTGTTTCCCAGTAATCCCTAGAAGGGACCGTACGGATTTTTCGAACATCGGGTTGGGGATAGCAGAAGCCAAAGCGATGTGAGCCCACTTGTTTCCTCCTGGGCCGCCAGTGGCATCCTCGTCAAAAAGGCCCCCCTTCTCAGGCTTCAGGTCTTTCCCCCGAATAACCTTGCTCCCGTCTTTAATTTCCCCGCTAGATGCCTCAACGATTTGTCGATCAGTGAGCGGGCTAACGATGAGCCCGTTCCCCTCTTTCTCCACGTTGAGGCCGAGGGCTTGCATGTACGCCAGAAGCTTTTCATACGCGAAAGAAGGCTTGGGGGCAGGAAGGACGGAGCCAGTTTGTACAGCCGTCCACACCTCATCTTGGGCCTTGTCACTTTTGTAGGTTAGCGCATCTCGAATATTTGCCGTCGATCCATGAGACAACATGGCATATAGACCAAGCTCCCCAAACCTCTGGGCCGCACCAGAATCCCCCCCTCCCTTGGGGACTAGATTAGCGTCATAGTCATTGCCGTATCCATGCGATCTTGCTCGGAGCTTTTTATCGACTTGATGAAGAAGCTTTAATGTATATTGCTCCCCAACCAGGACCTGCCCGAGGCTCTTACCTGTAGTGGGGTCGAACAACTCAGTTGTTTCGGACACCCCGGCTTCAGCTAAAACCTGCTTAACCCGCTCCTGATAACCAAGCTCACGCTCATGCTCTTTGACCGTGATCGTTTTGGGGCCCTCTTTCGTTTGGATAGTTCTGGTATGTTCCTTGACCTTGATTATCTTCTTCTGATCATCAGTTTGGAAGTTATCAACGGCGTAGACCTCTCCCTGTAGGGCCGCGACTTTACCAAGGCTTGTCTCTAAAACTTGGCCTAGATTGATCCGCCCTGGGACCCCGGATGGATTAAGGATTAGCTGGATGACGTTTCCGTCCGCGTCCTTGGGCATCTCCTCGTCCGGTATTACTGCTGTAATAACGCCCTTATTTCCATGCCTACCGGTCAGCTTGTCCCCAACATCTGCAGGTTCCTCTGTTTTGGTATAGACCACTACCTCCCTTCCGTTCCGCACAACGTCTGTCACAACCCCAGAGTAGGGCTTGTCCCACACCACAGACTTGTTCTTATACGGGCGAATCAGGGATTTATGGATCCCCTTCAAAAGGACCTGCTCCTTTGATGGTTCTGTTTTTTGGAGAACTGTCATTAATACGTCACCGGGGTCAACTTTTTGACCCTTTTTTATGACGCCGTCCTCGTCTAGCTTTGCTGCGTTAGTTTCTGTAACAAATCCGGGGAAGTTGGCTCTGAACTTCTTAATGCCTAAGGCCATCCCCTTTTCAACATATGCTCTGCTTTTGTGAAGATGCTCGCTAATGAGTTTATTAGATGCGGTCTCAGATATAACGATGCCGTCCTCAAACACCATACCCTTATACGGCAAATACGCGACGGTGAGGTTGGTGCCCATGGCCAGCGTCCCGCCTTTGGTAAAGTTGGTGTCCGCAAGAGGCTGACCTACTTTTACGGTGTCCCCTTTTTGGACCAAGGGGCTACTGTTAACGAAAGCCTTTTTATCGTTGAGAGGAAAATTTTCATACAGAGACACCTCTGTTTTTTCCCCCTTCTTCGTACGCAGTACGATCTTCCCTGCACCGACGCTCTCAACCACCCCAGAAACAGGGCTATCGTGGGAGGTGAAAGACCCAAGCATGCCCTCCCAGGTGGCGTACCTTTTTTCAGCGCTTCCGGATTTCACCTGAACAAGCGGGGGCTCTCTATATTTTAAAGAAATAGCCTGCTCAAGATGCCTTGTGGCCATCCCCGCTCTGTTTGCTTGGTCTGAAGGCAAAAATGGGATGAGGTTCGCAGTAATCGAAAATAGCTGCTTCGGAGAAGAGATCACGTAATCAACTTCATCTGAAGAAACCGTTTCCGGGTCTCCCCCATCCTTCCGAACAACTGTAATGGTGTCTCGAAGCGCCTTAGGTTTCTTCCCAGAAAAGGAGTACTGGTCTGGGAAAGCTAGGGCCTTGTTCGCTAGTTCTGTTGGGCTCTTTAAAACAAAGACCCCCGCTTTTACGTCGAATACGTTGATTTTTGGGGAAGTTCCTTGCTTGGTAACCCCCAAGGACAGGTGACCACTGATCCCTGTTCTTTTTCCCTCCGGCGTTTGAACAGGGTCCATAAACCCAAGGTAGCTTGCGTCAATCATTTTTGCTTCATCAGCAACAGCGTTCTCGCTTGCAATCCCCCCCTGTCCCATAATCGTAGTTCTGAGAAACCCCCCTACCATATCGATAGGATTTACTTGGTTTGGCTGTTGCGACAGGCTAGTTGACGTGAAGAAGGTCTTGATTGGGATATTAAAGATATCGGGCGTGACGATACTTCGGACGCTCTCTTTACGATCAATGTTATTACCAAGCTTATACTGGATTCGTCGTGCGGAGTTTTGGATCCGTTCTGGGATGAAGTCGTTTATTGCCCAAAGCTCTTTAAACCGTAACGAGTCTCGGTTATCGACCTCGTCCTCTCCTTTATTCACGCGTAATAACTTAGAGGACGCTGCTAGTAAAACCCCACCCCCAACTGTATCAAACGCTTGCCCAAGGGTTACTTTGGTTGTCTCTGGGAGAAGTTTGGTCCCCGAGTACGCCTGAGCGATTACTTCAGCAGCCTCAGCGTCTGTGGCCGGAGATGCTTTTCGATCAAGCGCTTTAGCAAGCTTAATTACTTCCCCGCGCTTCTTGTCCGCCATGCTTCTGGCGTAAAGCCCATCCCCCCATGCGGCTCGAATCTTCTCGTCCGGAATTCCCAACGCTTGTAAAACTGGAAGAAGCTGAATGTTGGACGAGCCATAAGTAACAAGAAAGCGCCGCCGCTCTGGGTTAAACCCCATCCTGAACCCGCGCCCCTGCGCAAGATTGAACTGGCTCTCAAGCTCGCCGTTGGCTTTTCTTCGGGTATACACGCCAGATTTAAGACGCCACTGGTTGTCTACCTGATACTCGGTCCCATCAACGATGTAGCTGTATCTACGAGTAATCTTCGGGATCCCAGCAACTTTTAATTTAGTTACTCGATCAACCGTTTTCCCAGTAGCATTGTCTACAAGATCAAAATCCCCGTAAATACCCTGCGCCCAAGTACGCCCACGTAGACGCGCTTTCTTTTGGCTTGGGATATCATCAATTGATACGTCCCCGCCTGAGTATAGCTTTTTCGCAACTAGCGTATGCTTTTTGCCTACCAGTGGAAAAAAGCCATTTATTTTTTCTACGGTCCCATCTTCGAGGGCTTTCATTACCCTCTCGGGATCTAGAATATTAGACATCGGTTCCTCCGCGCTAACCCGGCCTCCATATTAGGTATAAGAACTATGGGTAATGACGCCCCTATTGAACCATGCATTAGTGCATGCAAGGAGTAAAGTATGAATAGCTTTGCCAATAGTCTCGTAGCTCTTGTAAACACCAGGGCTTACTGCGACTGTACACTGAGCGAGCTTGCTCGTGCCGTTGACTCGGCTCTTCTCCCAAGTTAGTAACCTATAAGATACATTATGCCAAAGGCACCAAAAGCTGTTGCATGTGACGTCGCTGGTATCTGGTGCTATGAACCGAAGAACTGCGGTGAGTGCTCCCACTTCTTGGAGAACACCGGATGCGTAGTTTGGATCTGTTGTCGTTGCGTTCGTCAAAGCGATAAACCCTCGTCATTCTACCAGCGTGGTCTTTGTGACAGGTGTGACATTTTCTCAGCAATTCTTATAGCGGTTCATTAAATCTGCGCTCTGTCTGGGGCGGCTCTTGATGGTAGCTTCTCAGGAAGAGGGGCCATCGTCTTGACGCCTGCTCCAGACAGCGCGTTATTTACTAACATATATAAATCCGCATTGCTTGCTCTAAGCTGAGCAAGTGCTCGGTACCTATCTACTTCATCCATTTTCTTTATCTGTGTTGTGAGTCCTTTTGCCTGTGCGAACAGGTCTACCATCTGGCCCCCGCCCCCTGCGTTCACAGGGCTTTGATCAATTCCTGCCTGTTGTGGCTGGGCTTGCTGCGGCATCGGGGCCCCCTGCTCTGGCGGAGCCCCCTGTATAGGCGCTCCCTGTTGGGCCATTTGATTGGGATCTGCCTGTCCTTCTTGAGGCGGCTGTCCTTCTTGGGGTGGCTGTCCCTGGGGAGGCTGTCCCTGGGGAGGCTGTCCTTCTTGCCCTTGCGGTTGCGCACCGGGAGGTCCTTGTGGCGGCCCTCCCATCTGAGCCTGTTGCTGTTGCTGCATTTCCATCTGCGCTTCTTGTTGAAGTGTTTGCGCCTGAATCTGATACCGGGTCTGGATAAGCATCGCTTCCCCCTGAGACTCGGCATTTGAGATCATGCCTTCTCGTTGCGCCCGATTGAGCTTCTTACCTTCCGCGTGCAGAAGCTCTTGTTCAGTGTCAAAGTTGTAGTCTCTTGTTTCTAAGAACGAGCGGCGACTAATCATGCCAGCGTTTGCAAGGTTCATATCGAATGACGCTCTCTGAATATCGTCAGCCATCTTGAATGGCTTGAACTTGAGATCAATGACCGGCATGTCCAAGAACGCGCATACTCGGTCTCGAATGAACTCAACTAGCCGAAGCATGTCTTGCCGATTGCCAAGAAACTCGTTTTCCAACGCTCGAAGATTAACGGAGGCCCCAGAGTATTGCGCTTCGCCGTAGAAGAACCCGGTCGGAACACCCATACCTGCGATAATCTGATCATTGTAGATTCGAAGTTCTTGGTGCAGAAGAAGTGATTTCCCCTGCCCACCAATCATCTGGTACCCAACGGGTACGGGCATGACCGGAATGTGGTTGTTGTCCATTCTCCATTTTTTTATCTGTTCGGTTACTTCATCCTGCCAGTCTTGCAGGTTGATGTGCGCATAAGGATTGTTCCCATCCGTAGTGACTTGGGGAAACATCACTCGCATGGGAACAATGTGCTCAAGAGCTATTGCCTCTTGAGCCTTCCTGAGCACCTGAAGGAAAAAGATGTCCTTCAACACAGGAAGAATCAGGGGCGCTCCCCAACCACTGTCGGATGGGTCTCTTGAGATGGAGGCCCGTCTAGAATGGAAAAGCTTTGAGCTTTCAAGAAGAATTGACTTCTTTTTCTTAAGTGCGGTGATGAACACCTGAGGAACCGCTTCGATCATCGACGGTTTCCCAAGCATGATGTCATTCTTGAGATGGCGTGGCATCAAGTAGTAATACTGATGCTGTCCAGTAATCTCGTTATATCTGATCGAAATATTCTTGGGGTTCCATCGAATAAGCCTTATCTGCCTACCGGCCTTAATGGGCTCATCCTTAACCTTGGCAATGCCACTATGCTTGCACTGCTCACAATCTATGTGGAATTGGAAATCTTTCCATTTGTACTTGATGTCTTTGGCTTCCCACTCAGCTTTGCACCCTTTGCAGGAGAGCACCTTTTTGAACGGGAAAGAGATAGATACAAACGCATTTCCATACGTATACCGGTCAAGGTTCACCTCAACTAAGAATTGCCTGAGAAGGAACTGTTTTTCGAAGATCTCCTTGTAGAGTTCCACGACCCCTTCATTATCGTCCTCATAAATGAGGTCGGTAATTGGGTAGGTCGCAAGTTTGCTTGTAACTGCACTGACAAGAGGATTAGTAAGTTGGTAGTACAGGCACCACTCAAACGTCTCTTTAATCGTTTTGGGGAGATAGTTCTGGGCGATATCGAAGAACGGGCTTGGGTAAAAGCTCTCTGGCCTGCCGACTGTTTTCGCCCGAGATCGGTTCCCTAGAGAATATCTAGATAGTCTTCCTGATGTTCCGTAAGACATGCTTAATATCCTTTACGACAACAGCCGTTTAAGCTGTATAAGTAACATCCGTGACGTGCTTTCAAGAAAGTCTCTGACTGAAAGGCTTTTCATAAGCTGTACGTCATCCTCGTTGTTGCCATCAAACCTGGGTTTCCTGTTCTTCATTAAAGACTTCTCTACCCTTTTTTGCATCTCCTTCTCTTTTGGATCAAGGAGACTGGCGATATAGGAGTTGCACGAGGCCAGCGGGCCAGGACCGTATATCATACCGTAGTCCATCATGCATGCGGCAATATATTGATGGACGTCTTTTCCTATCTTCCCGCCCTCTTTGACCTGAGACATTACGTCTAATGCAAAACCCGCTCTGTGGGGCGTAGGCTTCTGTATCAAATCAAACTTAGGGGGGACCCCAACAAGCCCCGAGGCTACGATGTCAAAAATTTCCCATCGCTCATACGCTTGGTCT